TATATAACGCATGGTGGCAATATATTCGCCATATGCACAGACCACATAATAGACCCTGACGAAATATTCGAAACTTTCCCAAGCAGACCAGTAGAGCCTAAACCTATTTTCGACGATGCCGGCAATCGGTTGCACTTTAGCGAGAACGAGGAGTCTATTACGGCGGAATATGAAAAGTTAAGTCTAGAGCCAAAAGAGTTTGTATTCATGCATGAAGTTGATGGTGATGACTTCCTTTATCAGGAATGGCTGATAGATATAAATGAAGGTTCACCTCATCGCTGAAAAATAGGTTTAACTTAACCCACACTTGAAACCCTTGTTAGAAATAGCAGGGGTTTTTTGTTGCCGATTGTAATACTTCCATCGATTAGTAAGACATGGTTTCGGTATAGAGGGAAGCAAAATTCATGAAAGGGCTTGCCCCTTTGTCCCCTCTGTATATATGTGCCCTTCCTCACACAAATTCTTGAATATATAGCTTTTTCCCCTAAATTTTATTAATATTCAAGCATAAAAGGGGGCTTTGAAATTTTGAATATAATCAAGAAGAAACGTGAGGCCAGATATACTGACCCCACGCCGAGGAGGAGTGGTGCTTATGCACCGGGAGGGTGTCAATTAAGACACACTTAATTATAGCACGACTAGGCAGGGGTTGTCAAGATGCAATAACTATGGTATAATTGTTGTATGGGAAAACATGGAGGGGCTCGGCTCGGAGCCGGGCGTCCTAAAAAGACTGACATCGCTAAGGGAGAAGTGGTTGCACAAAAGTTGCAGACCGCATTCCAAGTTGGCTTAGAAGAGATAGGTACTAGTTTACCTGAGCTTATTCGGGCTAGCGTGGATAGTGCTTTGAGCGAGGCCAAGGATGCCGGGGCAGACCGGCGTTTTCTCATTAAGCTATTTTCTGAAATGGTTAAGATTACTGAAGATGATAAGACCCCTTATGCACAACTAATGCAACAGTGGGTACAGCAGGTGAATGTTAATGTGGACAGAGAAGGCGAGCGACGTACTGAAGTTGTTGAATCTGGAGTTATCCCCGGAGCAAACTGACGTACTGTTTCATCCTAGCCGGTTAAAAATAATTGGTGGTGGTGAGGGTGCAGGCAAATCTTTCCTCGGTGCGCTGACCGGCGTAATACGAGGTATTGTTGATGCGCACGAGAATGGCTATGATGAAGACCTACTGTATTGGGTGGTTGGCGCAGACTTTGAGGACGCCAGAAAAGAGCTAGAATACATTCATGAGTGGCTTGACGAGATGGGGTTAGTGGATAACTCTAAGACATCTATCTCGACGCACAAAGACCAGAAGTGTATTCTTACTACGACGATAGGAGCAGTATTTGAAACAGTATCTGGATATGACCCAAAGAAGATTGGACGAGAACAGCCTCAAGGTATTATTGGGTGCGAAATCAGTAGATGGCCCAAGGAAGTTTGGGATAGGTGTTACGGACGTCTTGCAAGACGCTATCACCGAGGCTCTTGGGGGTTTTTCTCAGGGTCGTTTGAAACGTCTGAAGGATGGTTTCCAGAAATGTGGGAAGTGGGACAATCTGGTAACGAACTTGATGTCACTAGTTACTCGCTCCCGGCTTGGGCAAACTTATCTATCTACCCCGGCGGAGAGAACGACGCCGCTCTAGACCAGTTAAGGGCTCAAACAACTGAACCAAGATTTATGGCACGGTATGGCGGTAGGCCGCATCCACCCATAGACAGCGTGTTCCCAGAGTTTAAGCATGTAATACATGTTGACCCCAAGGTAGAATTTGACCCAATGGAGTCAACCTACATATTTATAGACCCCGGCGATTTAGTATATGCCTGTGAGTTTATACAGTTTAAGGATGATGAGGTTTGGGTAGTAGATGAATTATATGTGTCTCACTGGACACACGAGCAAGTAATGCAGGGCGTACAATTGAAGCCTGCATGGAATAATATTAAAGATGGGGTAATGGACATTGCAGGTACACAACATCATATGGGATTGGGCAGTGCGTTTGAAGCGTGGCATCGGGACACAGGTCTCCAGATGCACGTTAACAAATGGCCCATCGACGCCGAGCTTGAACGCTTGCGTTCGGTACTCTCTATTAACCCTAACACTGGTCGGCCTCGCTTGCGTATTAGTCCCAAGTGTCAAGGGCTCATTGCGGAAATGGGCGGAGGTACAGCGCCAGTAGGCGGTATAGGGCGCTGGAGAATAAAGAATGGAAAGCCAGAACCTCGCAATGACCATGCGTGTAAAGCGTTGTCTTATGGATTACTTGAGAAGTTTGGTACGACAAGAATTGATGATAGAGCCGTAGTGGTAAGTAATAGCTATCTCAAGCCCGGTGACAATAATAGTGTCTATGATAGTATACTATGGCAAGACCGTAAAGGAGTTAATCCGTGGCAACCGAAATAGACGATTTAGTATCGGCAAACGAACATTACTATAGCCAAGCCCATCATCAAATGACGGATGCGGATAATCTATATAACCAAGATTTTCTCTTGAGTATAGACCTGCCCGAAAACATTACCGTACACAAATCATCTAAGGCAACTCAAATTGTTGACAACCTTAGAGACCAGATACGAGTCGATGAGCCTGTAGTGATTTATCGTGAGCGTGGGCCGAAGCAGAAAGACCAAGAGCATAAAGCCTTGATGGAGATGTGGGGGCAGAATATTCTGAGCCAAATATCTCAATCTGGCATGATTGACCCACTAGGCCAAGCACCACATGACTTAATACTTCGTGGGGCGGCTTGCGTAAAGTTGATGGTTAGAGAAGATAGTTTAGAAGATAAGCCAGCTAAGATAAGTAAGAAGGCGTGGGAGGCAGAAATGTCCCATAAGCCCCACTTCATTGTCAAGCCGGTAGACCCCCTAAACTGCTACCCTTCACCATCTAATGAACTTACATATATGATAGAACGCCAGACCCGGCGAGTAATTGATATCCGAGAATCATACCCACATTGGACTGACCCGAAGGCTAAGAAGCTAAGCAAGAGCCTAGCCGACAATCCTTTACGAGAAGTTAGCTGGGTAGAGTATTGGACTAGAGAAGATTACGTTGTCGAGGTTGATGGCGACAGAATTATTGACAAACCTAACCCATACGGTATTATTCCGTATGTATATCGTTACAGTGGATTGGGTCGGTACAACGCTGACGGTAACCCTAAACATCTAGCGGTGGGGATACTTCACAGCATACAAGGCGAGTTAGAAGCCGANATNGAGATTAAGACGGCTATGCGAGCGGCGTGGCAGTACCATGTATTTCCTAGACTGCTGACTACCGATGACCCATCCCAAGTAGCGCAACAGTTCCAAAAAGGGCCGGGTGCTGTCATAAAGCACTCACCGGAACGTCCACCAGAATGGTTAGAGTCCCCACCGCCCAATCAGCACATGATGGAGTTTTTGGCATCAATCGACGAAAGTATACGTCGTACTATTCCTGCGGCTCTCATGGAGCGTCAGGCAGATGCTGGAATTCACCAAGCAATGCTTATAGGGCAGGCGCTCAAGATTATTAGCCCTGTCAAGAAAGCATTAAACTCGATGGGTACTGAAATACTGAATAAGCTAAGCCATCTAATGGGATGGTTTGAACTATCAATGTCTGTGCAAGGCCCAAGGCAAGGCACATCTGATAGAATGATTAGAGCCAAAGACTTTAGTCATCATCAGTTTGAAGTAACCTTTGAGGCTACAGACCCAAGCGAAGATGATAGAAGGATGTTAAGCGCACTGGCTGTCAAACGAGAGCCGGGCTTAATCTCACGTTCTACATANCGAGAAAGATTCCTCAAAGGCGTCATACCTAATGGCGAAGAAGAGGAAGAGAAGATTATGGCTGAGCAAGTCATTGACCAATTGGTAGGAAGTGGTATAATGGTACAGGAAGTTATGGCGCAGATGCAGGCTATGCAACAGCAAGAGACTCAGCAACAGTCAGTTGATGGGCTTGCCGGGCAACTATCAGACAGGGCTCGTGGAGCCGCTGATACTGTTGGGGCTAGAGAGCAGGGCTTAGAAGCCCTGATGGGTGGTGGCGGAGGCGGCAGAGTACCAGTCGCATTAGAAAATGAAGGAATAGCTAACGCAGGGGTATAATGGAAAGAGATATTACAGGCCGAGCAGTACAGCAAAGTGCTAAGATAGTACAGCGTGTGATGGATAGAATCCAGCAGAAAGTACCCTTGGGGCCGAGCCAAGTAAAGATGAGTAGAGAGGAATTAAAGGTAGAGATGTCACGTATGCGAGGGGAGCCCATGATGAGGCTCGCTGAAATACTTGGCGACGACGAAGTAATGAATATATTGCGAGGTAGATAATGTATAATAATCCCCTAATAACTATACCTCGACTGCAACATTCTGGCAACGATAATTGGGAACACCATAGGGGTATGGGTATTGCTGGTGACTGGCATGACGATTACACAGAAGGTAATGCCAATAAAAGCTGG